ATATTACTGCTACTGGTTCATCTGTTAATATTACATCTACTGAAAATCAACCTGACGCTATCAAACTCAACGCATCTAACGCTGCTGGTGGTATTGATATTGATTGTGGAACTGGTGGTATTAATAGTGCCAATACTGGTGCCGCTGTATCTACCACAGGTGGAATTACCACAACTACTATGACTGGTGCTGAAACTATTACCAACTCCGCAGGTTCCGCAAGAACTGTTACCGCACAATACTCCGTTACTTCCAACCAGGATGCTACTAATGCTATCGTCATTGATGCTGCTCACGCTAATGGTGGTATTGATATGGATTGTGGAACTGGAGGTTTCAACCTTCTTTCTACTGGTGGTGCTGTCAGCGTCACTGGTCAATCTGGTGCAACCATCGCAACTTCTGCCGCAGCATCTAATGTAGCCATATCTGCTGCAGGTGGTGGAGCTCAAACTCTTACCCTCAACTCTGCTGGTACTGGTGCCAATGCTCTTGACTTCAATGCTACCGCAGGTGGTCTTGATGTTGATGTAGCACTTGGTGTAGATATCCAAGCAGGATCTGGTGCTATTAATATTAACACTACTTCTGGTGGTGCTATTAACATCGGAACTGTTCCAGCCAATGTTGTTATTCAACTTGGAAGCATTGCGACTGCAGGAACAAGTACAGTTAAAGTTAATAACCTCGAAGTATCAGGTGGTCTAAGCACAACAGGTAACACCACTCAAAATGGAGACTTAACAGTTGCTGGTAATCTAACTGTTCAAGGAGATACCGTTACAATGAACACCGGGGAAATTATATCTGAAGATAAAAACATTATGCTTAACACCGGAACTTCAGCAACTTCAACTGATGCTGGTGCTGTAGGTGGTGGTATTACTCTTAACGGAGATACCGACAAAACTTTTATCTGGTCTAATGTAAATACCAACTCTACCAACGATTCTTGGGATCTTTCTGAAGATTGTAATATTGCTAATGGTAAATACTTCACTATTAACAAAAAACGAGCATTAACTCAAACTTCATTATATATTGATACTGGTAATGATACAGCAGCTGATGATTTCAAAGATAACGAACCAGCCCTTTATCTTAACCAAGCAACCCCAATGACCAACGCAGCAAACGAATGGAGAGTAAAAATTGATGGTGCAGGTGATGTTGTATTCCAAAAAAGAACTGCATCTGCTAATGGATGGCAAAACAAATTCAGAATCCAATAAGCATTTTAATCATTGGATTAATTAACTTTTTTATAAGAAATAAATTATAAAATATTATATTTTTATACTATTTTATAACTTTCAAATTTTAATAAATTACAAAATACGATTCCATAATGTTGGTTTTATATAATAATCAAAATTAATTATAATTATTGTATTTTGACTTACATGTATATTAAAATTATAATCTGATAAATAATTCTTTTCAAATTTTTTTTTTTTTTGTAATTCCTTAAACTTACTAAAATCTATAAAATTTATAGTATACGTTATGCCAATCGAATGCATATATTCTTTTATATTATTCATTTTAGTATCCGTCAAATCACGAATATCAATTTCACCATTTTCACCATACTTAAAATTAATTCCACCAATAAAAATTTTTGTTATATCTTTAAATACTTCAGAAATATGAATATTATCATAAGTTAATTCAAACGAATATGGAGGTAGAGGATTGATTCTATTAAAAATAGAATTTACCAAATTTTTTAAAGAGTTTTTGGGCATCTTTAGTATAAAGTTACTTAAAGTCAAGAAAAAAAATTAAAACTAAAATTGATTATCGATATATTTATATCAATAACACTTATATATATAAAATGACACATTTAAGTGACTTTGATGAAAACTTTGATGAAGATGGTGATTGGGATGATACATGGGAAAACGACTCTATTGAAATAAATCATATATTAGAATGTAAAACAAATGATTTACATAATATTAAAATATATAATAGTCAAAATATTGAAAATATTATAAATTCAGAAATTGAAAATTTCTCAGAATATTTAGGAAATATTACTCACGACGAATCATTTTATTTACTTATGAAACATAACTGGAACAAAGACAAAGCAACAGAAGATTTTTGTAATAATGGAATACATATTTCCGATATTGTAAAAATTGATATCGAAAATAAGAAATTAAAACAATGTATGGTATGTTTTGATGATATTTTACCAATAAATCAACTTACAATTTGTAATGAACATTTTTTTTGTAAAAATTGTTGGAATGGATATTTAACATCTCAAATAAATGATGGGAATACTAATATACGTTGTATGGATCCAAAATGTACCAAACATGTTACATATTCATTTATTCGGACACTCTTTAATAAAAATCCAAAAATTTTATGTAAATATTTTACATGGATTATTAATTCATTTGTCCAATATAAAAATACTTATAAATATTGCCCTAATCCAAAATGTGAATTAATATCATTTAATAATGATGATGAAAATAAAACAACTTGTACATGCGGAACTACATTTTGTTTTTCATGCCACCAAAACTATCATTTTCCAGCATCTTGTTCTGTAATTAATTTATGGAATAAAAAATGTAATAAAGATAGTGAAAATGCTTTATGGTTAATGGAAAATACTAAAAATTGCCCTAAATGTAAAATATCAATCGAAAAAAATCATGGTTGTAATCATATGACTTGCGAAAATTGTAAACATCAATTTTGTTGGTTGTGTAAAGAAGATTGGAAAAAACATGGTACTGCCACTGGTGGATTTTATAAATGTAATGTATTTATCAAAATGAAAAAAAACAATCAAATTGTAAAAGAAGACTATGGAGATGAACGCTTTTTACATTATTTTAGTCGTTATAAAAATCATGATGAAGCAAAAGAAATTTTTTATAAAAACGTACAAAAGATAGAATCTATGTTAGAAAAAGATATGACACGTGAAATGGCTCAATCAATCTCATTTGAACATAATGTTAAAGATTCAATATCTCTTCTTTTAGAATGTCGCGAAACTTTGAAATGGAGTTATCCAATTGGATATTCTATTGAAGATGAAACAATAAAAGATTTATTTGAATTTTGGCAACAAAATTTGGAAAAATATTGTGAATATCTAAACAATCTTATAGAAGTAAAAACAATTTATAAATTATGGTCTAATAATAAAACAATTTCTAATACTATGAGAACTACTAAAAAATATCACAAAAATTTATGTAATAAATTATCTGAAATTTGAAATAATTAAATATATAATGGACTTGTTATATAATTAAAGATTTATGAATATTAATATAAAATAAATAATTTACAATGAATAGAAATAATGACATTTTTGATAACGGAATTGAAATGTGTGAAGAAAAAATGAGTGTCGTGATTGATAAAAATGACCTAAAATCACATCTTCCAAAATGGAAAAGAGATATTTCAAATATGACTTTAGCATATGAATATCGTAAAAATCAGTTAAAATACTTAGAAGAAAGAAATTCAATTCTTATATTTTTTCTTACAACTGTAACTACTACTATATCTCTAACTCAATTTAATTTAAACGAAACTGATTATCCAAAATTATCCTTAGGTATTAAAATACTTTTTACAACACTATGCTTACTTGCTACAATGATATCAGGATGGCAAAAAATAAGAAAATATAGTGATACCATTTCATCGTATAGTGTCTTTTTAGAAAAATTAAGAACATTATTATTATATTCCATAAAACCACATCAAAATAATTCTATTTATAAATATGCTGAAAAATATGATTTAATTACAAAAGATAAACCGCATATGAATATGAATACATATTATTTATCTTTAAAAGAAAGTAAAAAAACAAAAGCTCGTATTAATGCTTTAGAAAGAATGGATTCATTTGAAGAAAGAAAATCATGTTTTAAATGTTTTAAATGTTGTAGAAAAAAAAAAAATAAAGAAGAAGAAAAGTATAATAATTATTAATCAGTAATTTCCATATACAAATATATAATTATTATTCATAACATTAGATGTTATGTATAATAACATATATAAAAGTTAAAACTTTATTATATTATAAATGATTAGTGTAAGTTATCAAGGAGAACGAGGGTCATATTCAGAAGAAGCTATTAATACCTATTTAGGTAATAATATTGAATGTATTTCTCATAAAACATTTGAAGATGTGTTCCAATCTGTATCTAATTATGAATCTAAATATGCATTAATTCCCATTGAAAATTCACTTGGAGGAAGTATTCATAAAAATTATGATCTTTTACAAAAATATACTAATTTACATATTATTGGTGAATTTAATCATAAAATAGTTCATAATTTAATTGTATATCCTGGAACTACATTTGAAAATATTGAAAAAGTAATCAGTCATTGGCAAGCAATCACACAATGTGAAGATTATTTAAAAAACAAAAATTTAATATCAGAAATTAAATATGATACTGCCGGTAGCTGTAAGTTAATTTCAGAAAATAAACATCAAAATATGGCTGCTATAGCAAGCTCACGAGCAGCGACTGAATATAATTTAGAAATTTTGGATAATGGTATTGAAGATAATAAAAATAATTATACACGATTTTTATTAATTGGGTGCCAACCATGTGTAATCCAAGATAATATTAATTATAAAACATCTATAGTTTTTTCTTTCAAAAATCTTCCAGGAGCTTTACATAAAGGATTATCTGCATTTGCTTTAAGAGATATTGATCTGACAAAAGTTGAAAGTCGCCCAAATCGGAGTAATTCTACTGATGAAAAATATTCTTATTTTTTTTACGTCGATTTTATTAGTCATCCTAATAAAAGTGAATTCTCTAATTCACTTCGCCATTTAAGAGAAATTGCCTCATTTGTTCGTATTTTGGGAACATATCCAAAAGAAGGAGAAAAAAGTGTACTCAATTTATCTAATAATATTGTTAATGATAAATTAACAATTGGAATTCTTGGTTTCGGTAGATTTGGACAATTTTTAGGAAAAGAATTAGTTAAAAAATTTAAAGTTATTGCGACTTCTAGAACAAATTACGAAATAATTGCTAATAATTATAATATTGAGTTCTATGATACATTGGATAAATTTTTCGCAAATAAAATAGACTGTTTAATTGTTAGTACCAGTATTCTATCTTTTGAAAAAATTATACAAAAAATTAGCAAATATGATTTAAGTGATACTTTAGTGATAGATGTTTGTTCAGTTAAAACTTTTCCAAAAGAAGTAATGACAACGTATTTAAAAGATTCAGATTTGTTATGTACTCATCCAATGTTTGGACCCGATAGTGGAAAAATATCATGGGGTGGATTACCATTCGTTTATGAAAATGTTAGAATTAGAAATACAGAAAGAGCAAATGAATTCATTAAATTTTTTTCTGAAAAAGGTTGTTCAATGTTAGAACTATCATGTGAAAAACACGATGAATATGCTGCTAGTAGCCAATTTATAACACATTTAACTGGAAGAATTTTATCAAAATTAAATTTAAAAACTACTCCAATTAATACTAATGGATTTAATATGTTATTAGGTTTAATTAATAATACTGAAAAAGATAGTTTAGAATTATTTAGAGGATTATACAAATATAATAAAAATTCTGAAATACAATTAAAAAATTTTAGAAATAGTTTATTCGAAATTTATAATAATTTAAATAAAAATATTTCACCAAACCAATCTTTTTCACAAAATGTTTTACAAATTGAAGAATCTAAAACATCTAAAATACATGAAAAAGTATTACAAAAAAAATTAAAGGGAGAAAGTGTAATATCATTAGCAATTGGACAACCCGGTTTTACACCACACGAAAAAGTGTCAATGGAAGGAATTAAAGCAATTGTTGAAAATAAAGTTAAATATACAAAAGTATCCGGTATAGTTGAATTACGAAATAAAATAAGTAATTATTTAAAACAGAAAAGAAATATTATATATAAAACTGATGAAATAATTTGTACAAGTGGTGCTAAACATGCTGTATTTGAATCTTTACAATGTATTTGTAATCAAAATGATGAAATAATAATTCCAGCTCCTTATTGGGTATCTTATCCAAGTATGGCAACATTACTTGGTTGTATTCCAAAAATAATAAAAACAAAGAAGGAAAATAATTTCTGTTTAACAGCAGATGAATTAGAAAATACTATCACAGATAAAACAAAAGTATTAATTTTATGTAATCCAAATAACCCAACTGGCGTTGCTTATCATAAAAATAATATGGAAAAAATTGTAAATGTTTTACAAAAATATCCAAAAATATATGTAATTACAGATGAAATATATGAAGGATTAATGCATACAGATAAATTTATCAGTATTGGACAATATACAAATTTAAGAAATAGATTAATTATAATCGGTGGATTTTCTAAAATATATGCGATGTGTGGATATAGATTAGGATATATTGCTTCCTGTAAAAATATAATAAAATATATAAATCGTATTCAAGGTCAAACAATTGGCTGTCCTTCATCAATTTCACAGCATGCCGCTATTAAATGTTTTGACAAAAATGTAGATAATTGGATAAAAATTCAAATAAATGATTTAAATAAAAAGAAAAAATATATTGTGGATGAATTTGATAAATATGGAATTGAATATATTAAACCAAACGCAGCTTTTTATATTTTTGTTTATATTGCAAAATATTATAAACATAATAAAATAAATAATTCAACTACTTTTTGTGAATATTTACTTGAAAAATATAATATAGCATGTACTCCTGGATCAGCATTTGGAAATGATGATTATTTACGCATTTGTTATTCTATTGATGATAATCAATTACAAAAAGTAATTTTAAATTTTATAAAATGTATAAAAAATTTAATATAAAGTTAATTTAATTATTATAATTATTATATATATACAACTACACTGATGTATAATAATATTTATGAAAAATTTACATATTATTTCAGATCTATCTTTGTAGATGATAATGTCATTAATAGAATAAAAGTATTAGAAAAAAATTTAGAAAATACTAATCAAAATTCATCTAAAATACAAAAAAACTACACAGAACAATTAAATAAATTTGAAAAAAATTTACGTACTAAAATGGATATTATAGAAAATAAAGTTTTGGAAACAGAAAAATATTATGAAGAATTACGAGAAAAAGAACAATATATTGAACAAGAAATAAAATCTCTTTCAACTGATGTTTCAAAAAATTCAAGTGATATTATAATTCTCAAAAATTATATTAATACTAATATTAAAACTAACAATCAAATTGAAGAACGTTTAGATAAATTTCAAGAACAACAAGTATCAATTGAAAATGATATACAACGCATGGAAAAAAATTATTTAAAATTAATCAATAGATTAAATGAGAGAATTGATAGTTGTGAAAAAGAAACTAAAAATAATCATAATCTTTTTAAAAATATAGATAATATGAAACAAATGAGAAAAATGCTTGTTATGAATTAAAAATTAAAAATTAATAATATATAATTATAGAATGGACTTTTTACCTGGTATAGCTGCTGCTACTACTGGCATGATGATTGGATATCCATTTGATGCTATTAAAATTAAAATGCAAACAAATATGTATCCAAATAGTTTAAGTTGTATTAAAAATGTAGCACAAATGGAAGGTATTCATTCCTTGTATAGAGGAGTTATGGCTCCATTAATTTCACAAAATCTAAAAAGATCTATACAATATAATGTATATGAAAAATTATTAGAAAAAAATAAAAATCCATTTATATCCGGATTTTATGTTGGATGTATTGGACCCATTATCAGTTGTCCAACAAGTGTATTAAAAATAGGAATCCAAACTAGAAAAAATAATACTTTACCACAATATATTCAACATATATACAAAACAAAGGGTTTATTTGGATTTTATCGTGGATTTCCAATATATTGTATTAAAGAAATATCTCACGGAACTTTATATTTAGGTATTTATGGTTCTATAAGAGAAAAATATGGAATAAGTCCAATTTCAACATTTAGTGCTGGATGTATATCTAGTGCATTAACCTGGACCTGTTTATTTCCGATTGACATTCTTAAAACATCTATTCAATCATATAATAATAATCATGTTTTACATTTGAAAAATATTGTTAAAAAACATCATTATCATAAATTATGGAAAGGATTATTTCCAGCATTACTTAAAATTGTTCCTGTTAATGGTTGTATTATGTTGTCTTATGAACTTACTAGATATTTAGTTAAAAAAAATAAATAATATAATTAAAAAATATTTTTTTTTTTATTATATTATTAACTTTATACCAAAAAAATTTTAAAAATTAATTCTATTTGAATTAATATCAATTTTCTTTCTTTTTCTATTATTATTAATATAAAAGAATACATCCGAATTACCAGATCTATATAAATTTTTAATTTGATTTTTACCAGTTTTATATGTTCCTATTAACATCTTTCTTTGTTTTCTTTTACTTCCACCAGTTTTTTCAACTTCAACTGTAATTACTTTTTTTGTTTTTTTTGGTCTTCCCCTTTTCCCTTTTACTAATGTATCTAAATCATTACTTGATATTAAATTGTTAACACTCTCAACTTTTCCAGATACTTCTTCTAATATACTATTCTCATCATTTATGAGTTGGTCTATTATATTATCAGTTTCTTGTAATTTTTTCCCTTGATCATCAATGATCTTTAATAAATTTGCTATTTCACCACTTAATTTAGAAACTTCTGGTAAATTATCTTGAAGAATTTGTGAAACTTCGTCACTTTGGGCATCCGCTATTAAATCATCGGTTGTTCTTCTTTGTAATTGTTCTAAATTACCATAATCACCATATGAACTTTGACTAGTTCCATCAATTTTTTTTACAGAACCATCCCCAGATTTTGTATAAAAGGCATCAGATAAATGCCAAGAAAGTGATTGACCTGGTTCAATTATTGAATCCAGATATTGTAAAGTTGTTGTTGGTTTTGCGGATTCTCCTTCAAGATGATATTTACTATCGATTAATAGCTTATAAAATGTTTCTTTACTTTTTTCATTAGAAAAAGTTTTTTTACCAATTGGTATTGCTTTTGTCTTTTCTATGATTTCAGTATTTGGCATTGGGTGTTGATTTGTTATTTTTTTAGGTAATAATTGTTCTATGCCAACTATATCATAATAATTATCTAATAAATCTCTTAATTCTTCAATTGTATTTATATTTATTCCAATCTTAGGTTGAATATTGTCAAATAAATTGCTATAAAAAAAATTTTCGTCTTCGTCAAAATTTTTGTTTTCATTGTCACTTTCCACTAATGTAAATCCAAATTTTGATGCCTCTCTTTTATTTTTTTCCACAAGATTTTTTAATTTAATATAAAAACTTTTATTAAACGCCTCACTATTATATAATTTATCTATATGATTTCCAGATTTAATATGTGTTTGTAATAATTTACCTAATTTTTCCAAATCCTTTTTCACATCTCCAAATTTTTTGATAAAAAAAGGTTTACCTGTTTTAGGATTTATCCCAGGTGGAGTTACTATACTAAGTATTTTTTCATTCAATTTTGCATATGTTAAGAATCTATCTGAATCTATTATGTCTGGAAAAATATCACTAACTTTATCCAATAATTTAATATAATTCCCAGTATTTTGTAAAACTCCTAACCATTTAATAAGTTCATGATAGAGATCATTTTTTATAATACCAAAATATTTATCTGGATTTTTTGATGCGGAAAACACATTTTTTAAATTAGTAAAAAATCCAGGTTGATTTTTCTTTTCTATATTAGCTAAAGATGTACGAAAAAATGTTGGATATGTTTTATCCATTAATTCTTCAAATATTTTAAGAAATTTTCTATCATAATTTGGGGGAATCATTTTTCCGTCTTTTCCTGGCACTACAATTTTATTTTCTTTATTACTCTTTTTCATTTGTCCTTTATATTGTCTAATATACATCATCCATTTAATGATTTTTCCTTTTTCTTTTTTACTACCAAATAATATTTGTTTAAATTTATCATTATTTTCTAAATTTAATATCGCTTCTAATAAATAAAAATTTTGTAATTTAGATAGAATTATATTATATTGTTCCATATTAAATCTTTGCCTTTGCTCTTCTTTTCCAGTAGCAGCATCTTTATCTAACCATATTAATGTACCATCTATTAACTTATTTATTGGACATTCACTTTTAAAATGAGGATATTGGGCAAAAGTAATAGCTAAAAGTTCTATATATTTTTCCGAATCATGTTTCATAACATGATTTAATGTACTTAAAACTAAATTACAATAACCTGTTTTTTTAAATTTTTTCAAATCTTTTTTCATTATTTCAAAATGAGATGATAATAATACGATAGTTTCTATCATCTGATCTCCGGCAACATTAGTAGATGGCACATTTTTGATTTTTTGTTTCATATACTCTTTTATTTTTGGAAAAAATATATTATAAAATTCAATATCATTATACATTGTTGTAATACCATCACCAATTGAAACTTTTTCTTCTGGACTACCATAAACATGATCTAAATCTTCCAGAAATTCCTCAAAACCAAAAACTTGTTGAGAAATATCTCCTTTTTTGACTTCTCTTTTTCCATTAGTATATAAATCAGCCCATTGTTTAATAATACGATAAAAGTCCTTCTTTATAGAAAAATTACTATTTATTAAATCAGTAATCGCTACTTCTTCTTCATACATAATGCTTTTTAATTTAGATTTTATGTAGGAACCTTCACCTTTTTTTTTACTAGCTATTACAATTTTTAATTTATGATTGAGATCTTTAATCTTTTTTTCTGTATCTGATTCAAATAGGCCAAAAAGACCACCATCTTGGACATTTCTTAATGTATTATCCATAATAATCTAATATATTATATCAATATATATTTTTTTTAATTTTTATTATTAATCCACTTATCACTATTAAATTTTTTATCTCGTATTTTTTTATTATTATTTATAATATATAGTAAATATAATGCTAAATATTTATTCATTATATAAAAAACAACACGAAAAACAAAAAATAAGAATCAGTGTTTATGAAAAAGTTCTTTTAAAATGCCACAAAAGAATAAAATTTATAGCAGATTCAGGAAAACAAAAAACATATTTTATAGTACCAGAATATATGTTTGGAATACCATTGTATAATCAAATTGCGTGTGTTTGCTATTTGATAATAAAATTAAGAAAAAATGGATTCAAAGTAAAATATACTCATCCAAATTTTATATATATATCATGGAATCATTATAATGATGAAGCTCAATATAATTATACTCTTAATATACCCCAAATTGAATATAATTCACCATATACAAATAGTATTACATATAATGATGATGACTTCGAAATTAAAAGATTACCTACAAATGTTCTAAAAAAGAAAAATATAAATCATTATAAAAATTTAAATGATAAATTAACATCAGATATTAACAAAAATTTTAAATTTGATAATTTAAATATACCACATACACAAAATAAATCAAATAATATATCATCAAATAATAATTTATCTATAACCCAATCTACACGTTCTACACCTTCTACACCTTCTACATCTCAAATTGTTCCATCTAATATAGTATTTAAACCAAAACATACAAAAAATACAAACAATCAAATACCCAAAAAATATAATAATGACTTAGCTCAACATATGGATGTATTAGCACAACTTAATAAAACATCAAAATTTATATCAAATTAACTTATTTACCTCGATATACATATATTATAATAATGATCATAACATTTTGGTCCAATTTTTGTTGGACCAGTACACTTTCCACTCAATATATCTAAACTTGAACACTTACTTGAAATTTTACCCGGCATACTACATTCTTTTTTTGAATAGTTATCACAATCAGGATCTATATTTCTAAATATTTCTGAATGTGTTATTTTCTTTCCACTTGAAAAACAAAATAGAATACAAATTATTAAAATAACTATAATCAATATCAACATATTTTATTTATATACTTATTACTTTTTTTTATTTTTCGGTAAAGTTGTATTTTTTTTTGATTTTTTTACTTTCGCTTTTTTTACTTTTGCTTTTTTTACTTTCGCTTTTTTTACTTTCTTTTCTTTTTTACCTATATTTTTTTTTCCCTTTTCACCTTCCTTCTTTTCCTTCTTTTTCTTATATTCTAAATACGATTTAATTGATTTCACACAATCCCCTTTTGTAATATCATCTTTTATTTTTTTCTTATAATCCCAATGAAGTGGATAATTAGAACCATTATATTTAATATAAAATGCTGATTTTCCACTACCATGGTGTAACATTATTGGATGTCTAAGATAAGTTCCTACATTTTTTGGAAAAAATGATATAGCATCTTCTAATGTTAAATCTGATAATAATGTACCTGGAGTTACTGGTAAATATAGTGTATCATCTTCTCCAAATTCACCATATCTAACCCGAGGACCCCATTTAGAACTAAATCTATATAAATTTTTACCATCATATTCCCCAATCAAAAAACGATCCACACAAACACCATCTTCTTTACATTTTTTACGATTTTTATAATAAGATGTTTTTAATTTCGTTACAGTTGGCATAAAAACATTATAATATTTTTCAACTACATCTTTATTCCATACCTTATTACCATCCGCAATTATATCTAAATCATTTTCTATATTTGAAGTATAATTATAATCGATTATACCTGGAAAATTCTTCAACATATATAAAGTAATTTTATCACCAAGAGGAGTTAATATCAATCTATTATGTTCAGCACCAATAACTTCTTTTGTTATTTTTTCATTCATTGTTTTAGGCGTTACAGTTATTGATAATGAATCAACCTCTTTACCTTCTACACTTCCTTTATTTACATAATTTTTATATACCATATTTGATACAGAACCACCATAAGTAGATGGACGACCAATTCCTAAATTTTCTAACTTTTTTATTAATGCCCCTTCTGTATATCTTCCAATAGGTTTACTATAAGTTTGCTTAGATGTAATTGATTCCATTTTAAGTTTCTCATTTTCCTTTATTGTTTTACATATCAAAATTTGCTTTTTATCATCAGCAACCATATATAACTTCTTCCATCCATCAAATATAGTTTCATTACAAATTTTTGTAAAAAAATCTTTATATTTTTTTATATTAATTTTTATAGTTTTAGAATTATAAATATAATCACTCATTTGACTTGCTACAGTCCTTTTCCAAATTATATCATATAATTTTCTATTATCCGAAATTTTTATTTCACTTGATTTCTTTTCAATATCCGTTGGACGAATACACTCATGAGCATCTTGAGAACCCTTTATTTTTTTTGTATACTCTCTACCCTTTACATATTTTTTACCATATTTTGTTCCAACAAAATCCAAAATTTTCTTTTGAAAATCTTTTGAAATAGCAGTAGAATCTGTTCTAATATACGTAATTAAACCACTTTGATATAAACTTTGTAATACCTGTGTTGTCTTTTTTACACTATAAGGTGAAGCTTGATTAATTGTTGATGTTATAAATGGAGCTGGTGGTTTAGATTGTTTTTCTTTTGATGTTATAGAACCTACATAAAAATCACTCTTCTGAATCTTTTTTAAAAAACTTACAATCTTCTTTTTATCTTTATACTTTTTATTTAAATCACAATCACTCAATATATGTTTGGCAACAGTTTTAAAATTACCTTTAGTAATAAATTCAAACTCCTCTATATGTTCGTTAATTTCATTTCTTCTATCATATATTATACGAGTTGTTACTGATAAAACTCTTCCAGCACTTGCCCGCTTTTGAACTTCTCTCATAGTCATATCAGAAATTTTATATCCAATTAATCTATCCAATACTCTTCTCGCTGTTTGAGAATCAACATATCTCTTATTAATTATTTTTAAATTATTAAAAGCATTACAAATAGCCGGTTTTGTAATTTCATTAAAAACCATACGATTTTTATCCTTTATATTCAATTTTAATAAAGTTGCTAAATCAAATGCTATTCTTTCACCCTCTCTATCTTGATCAGTTGCTAAAATTATATTTTTATATTTACGAGATAACGCTTTTATACTATTAACTGTTTTTAAATTATTTTCATCCGGAATTATACTAAAATCCGGTTTAAATCCATTTTCCACGTCAATAGATAATTTTTTGCGAGGGAGATTCATAATATGTCCAACTGAAGCAACGCATTTGAATGTATAATTCTTAAACGATTCATTCAAATAATTCTCTATTTTTTGACATTTTGATGGCGATTCAACAATTACTAAAAATTTCGTTTTAACCATTACTCTTTTGGTTTATTAATACTTTATTATAAGAAATCAATTTTATAGAATTAAATTAAATTTAGTTAAATTTAATAAATATTTCTATATAAGTAATATAGAAATGAACGATATAGATTCTTATCAAGTTTATAAATTCCAAGAAGACTACAAAATAAAAATAGATAATAAAGAAAATAATTTCGTACAATTTGAACTAATTAAAGAAGATCATACAATAGGAAACGCAATTCAAACTGAATTACTCGAAAATAATAATGTTATATTCTCTGGATATAGAATACCACATCCTTTAAAACCTTATTTACATATCAAAATTAAAACAAAATCTAATACAACACCACAAAATGAATTACAAAAATCTATTAAAAGTTTACAAAAAAAACTTGACACTATTAAAAAATCATTCAAAAATGAAATATCAAAAAATTAATCTAAAGTTTAGATAAATAATCATTAACTAATTTTAATGTATCTTGGTCATTAACATTTGTTAATTCATACTCTTTATTTTCAGGCAATTTATATGTCTCTATATCAACATCCTCACCTTTTTTTATTATTTCTATTAAATCTGTCAAATAATACTCATTTTGAGCATTTTCATTTTTAATCTCATAAGCATATTTTATGAGATGCTTATTTGTAAATGAATAAATACCACAATTTACATTTGTAATTTGATATTCCTCTGGATTACAATCCTTAGCCTCAACTATTCTTGCAAATTTCCCATTTTCCTCGATTATTCGACCATAATAACTTGGTTCTTCTTTTATTACCGTCATAACTTTGACATGTTCAAAACTTAACATTGGTCTAACTGTTTCTGATGTCATTAAAGGACAATCTCCTTGAAGAATTAAAACCTTGCTTTCTAAATTCTCATTTTTTAAACTATCTACACAACATTGTATAGCATGACCTGTTCCTAATGGAATTTCTTGTATACAAAATGAAATATCATTCATTGTTGTATATTTTAAAATAGTTTGCTCTATGATATTTTTATATTGACCGACAACTATCATTATTCTCTGAGGATTTAATTTCCTTGCTTCATAAATTACACGAACTAACATAGGCAAATTACCTACAATATGTAAAATTTTTGGTAATTCTGATTTCATTCTTTTCCCTAATCCACCAGCTAAAATTACTATTATTGGATTCATTTTATTTATTACTATGAAATAAAATAAATTCAAATTAAACGAAATTCTTTATGACGGGATTCCATAGAAAAAGTATAATTGTCTTTCTGGTTCATTTTCACCCCCGAATCTTCTACGACATACAAAATTTAAAAGATAACCATTATGTCTTAAGGCTCTGTCAAATGTTATTTCATAAAATATAAATACATATATCAAATAACATATTGAACTTAATAACATTAAACAAAATATTTGGTAAGAAAGTTCTAAAACACTAGACTCGAACATTTATAATTTTATGTTTATAAGATGAATTTGTTATATCATTTTTTTACTCTTGTAAAGATGATATGTCATAATCATTTGAATAATCTGTTTTAGGAGCAAACATCGGACGACCTGTATTATAAATATCTTCCCAAATATTTTCGTATGATTTTCTAGTCACATCTTCAATATCAGACATACACATTCCCCAACCACCTCGCGATATTTCCCCTAGTAATTGAGTTCTATTCCATCCGGCAAATCCTAAATAACCATTAATTTTTACTTTTTTTTTTGTTCGTCTATAATAAAATTTGACTAATTTCATTATATTTCTAATAGGTCCAACAATCATACTTTTATTATTTTGATTCAATGTCGGAACAAGATTTGAATCTTTAAAGGTAATTGAAAATCTAGATATATCTTCTAAAATACAAACTCCAGTACAATATTCTGGATTACATGGACCACCAATAAATAACTTTAAATCTAAAAATTCTAATTCCATAATATCTGAATAATATTTTTTCCAAATTGAACGTAAATGTATAATTTTATTATCCAATGAAAATACATATTTTGGAACAACTTTTATTGGTCTTGTTAAATCTATTGCATAAATACCATCAGTTGGATTAATACTATCATTTTCTTTTCTTACTTTTGTAATCAAATAAATAGCATTCGTCCAATTACTAATATTACCAATTAATTTTTTATCATCCTTATTTTGTTCCATTACATAAGAATTATAATTAGATGATTCCTTACCAGAAACTATCAAAAAACCTAAGTCTAACATATTTGCTAACTCTTTACCAGTAAATCCTAATATCATTTCATGTCTGCTATCCGGTTTTACTATAAATTTTGATAAACAAACATTACACTTTTCATCTATATCCGTTTGATATTTTGGGTGTGTTGATTGTGATAATAATGTTGAATATTGCCACTTTTTTAAACATTCTAAATGAACATGTTTATTACTACCCTTACATTCACAAGGAGAAATTAAATCACCATCTGTATCATAACAATATCTACACCTCCCAATATTTTCTTCTTCATCATTTACTATATATGTATCGAATGATGTTACTTGCTTTTTTAAAAAATTTTTAAAATTGTCAAATTTTTTATTAAATTTTAAAGACTTTCTAGCATATCTTTTTTTTTGTTTTATAGTAGTTTCTATTGATCCAGTTGTTATCGTATCTTCATACATAAAACTCATTATACCAAGTAATATTGTTGATACTGACCAACTTGGATTCCAACTCTCTGGATGAAAACTTGACATTGATAAACATATTTTAGTATTAGTTTCAAATCTACCACTCGGCGTTATCATATAGATATCAGGAGGTTTCATAGGATATTCACTAGGAAAAACCAATTTACCATAATAAACACCATCATTATATGGAGATTGAACCGGTTTTAAAACATAATACCATTCAAAGAGATCTTCTTCTAATGGATGTGCTTCAATACATTCAACCGGATTTTTTAATATTGTTATATATTCTCTTGCCAATCTTTTCAAACCAACTCTTTTACCAGCCATACCTTCTTCTAATAATATTTATAACTAAAATAATTAAATACTTTAGACAATTTTTATTACCTTTTCCATATTCCAGTATCTAATTCTTTCAATGCAGTAGTTTCATCTACAAATACAATTACATCATATTGTTCTCCAATTTTACCCTTTTCATAATGACTTCTTAATTCGTTATCAGGGAGATAGTTAACACCAATATAGCGTTGTATGCGAGGCGTTGTAAAAAAATTCCCTTCTATTTTATTTGTATTAATAAAAAATTGTTTCATATTATTTAATACAGCAACTTTGTGAAAAAAGTTTTCACAAGATTCATCAATTGCTTTTTTTAACTCAAATTTCATACATGGTTCATTCCATTTACTACTAGCAGTAACTGTTCCTGTATATGTATGAAATCCAAATATTTTTACTTTATCTTTACCAAACATACTTCTTACCATCTGACCTAAATTCCAAGCATTATTTTTTTCAAATGATTGACTACCACGACTTGTCGCCATAGCATCTTTTACATGAGAATTATGTGCCCAAACTATTATCTTTTGTTCTTTATTCGTTTTAGAAATTTTTTGTAATTGTTCTTGTAATCTCATTATTGTCATTGTCATATGTTGATCACGAGTATTCCAACTTGCGTTTGAACCAGATGGTTCTAGATATAATTTCCGATAATATTCATCCGCATTTACCATTATTTCACAACATTGTTCAGCTGATATTGCGGCAAATTTATCTATTCCTAATTCATCACATCGTTTTAAATAAGTATCCATTTTATCCCATTGTATTTCTGATAAAATTTTTTGAAATAATTGCTGAATATAGTTAGCATGTTGACTTAATTTACCTTGAGTAACATCTTTTCCATAGTCATTTTCATTTTTATAATGTTTAAGAAAAGATAATCTCTGTTTTATTACTTTAGCATAATCTTTATCAACTAGTTTTAAAAAAGCTATTAACCATTTCTTAGATTGAATTAATGAATAACAATCTAATCCTAACATACGAATTGGATCTTTATTTTTATTAAATTCCAAATTAAAATTTCGTAACCATTCAATTAATTCAGATATTATACTATTTCTCCACATCCATAATGGAAATTTTTTTATTCCATCTATTGCTTCTATTGCCGTATTATCAGAAGATTTTTCACTTGTTATATATTTATTTATTTTGTAAAAACAAGGCCAATCCCCCTCAACTAATATAGTTTGAAAATTATGTTTTTTTACTAACAATTTTGTCATTTCGGATCGCATTTTATAAAATTCATGAGTTCCATGTGTTGATTCGCCTAAAAGAACAAATCTTACATCATCTGATACAGAATCTACTAATTGTTCAATGTTTTTTAAATTTATTATAGAAGATTCTAAATTTATTAAAATTGATTTTTCATCATCATTTGTAATACTCATCTTTATAAATATTAAATAATTTATATATTTAAATATAACACGATTAACTTTGTTATGACAATTGTAAATAATTTAACCACAAAATTCAAAAATATGGGAGTGTGTAATTCAACAAAAAAATGGAAAGTCACTGACCCTGTAATGACTCCTTATGGAGAAGGAAGAATTATTGAAATTCGGAAAAATAATTATGTTCCATATGTTGTTGTACTACCTTATGGAATTGGCTATTTTACTGAAAAATGTCTTAAACCATATGAATTTAAGGAAAAAAAATAGAAAATTATAAAAATTTACGGGACTTATATTTAAAATTATTTCTTTTCACCTTCGCTACGATCTGGAAAAAAGAGACCACTTTCCTTATCAAAATTTTTAAAACTATAAGTAAATGGAGAACCGATACTAATAAATGTACCTTTTTCATCTGCAAGAGCAGCAAAAGCACCTTTCTTATTTACATATTTAGAAAATCCGTTTTGTAAATTTCGTTCTTTATATTTATTAATAACCTTTTTAACCGAATCTAAATGATCACTTGTACTAATTGGATATATATCAAATACCTCTTCTAATGTTTTGCCACTATTAATAAATTTTATTACATTTTCAAGACAATCTTCTTTGTCATATGACAATTCGGATGATTTTTGTGAAATTGACATGATTGATTATTTTTTAGTAAATAAATATATAATTACTCAATTTTAATATTTTCTTTTTTATATATATATAGAAACAATGACTTTAAAAAATTGCTTATATAAAACTTCACATAATAAAGTAACAAAACAAGATTATCTTTTTGTTTTTCTCGCTTCAATAATTTCCGCATGCGGATTCGCATTGAATAGTGAAACTGTTGTAATTGGCAGTATGTTGATTTCACCTGTTTTAAAACCACTTATCAATCTAGCAATATCTTTACTTAGAGGACAATATTCAACTCTTTACCTTAGTTTATTACATTTAGTTGGAATGATAGTATTAGTTATTTTAATTGGAGGAGGTCTCGCAGTATTTTTTTATAGAGTTTTCCCAACATTACGAAAAACATTTAATGATGCATTAGAAGAAGAAGACAATCTAGAAGCAAGTTCTGAAGCAAAAACTATTTTAGGACGAGTAGGAAGTTTGATTCAAACAGATAAAGGCCTACCAACAACTGGATTTTGGTTTATCCTTCTTATTGCTATTGCTGGAGGTATTCTTTTAGCAAGAACACATTGTACAGATGAAGCAGATATCACAACTGCTATTATTGGTACAGGAATATCAACTTCTGTCTTACCACCTATTATTGCTGGTGCTATGTTGTTTGCTATGGGATCAGAACATAGTATTCAAAAATTCGGAAATGGTTTAGCACTAAGTATGATTAATATATCGGCAATTTTCTTTTCATATATGGCTACTCTTTACTTAAGCAGGGATACTTAAGCTGGTAAAAAAATTTAAAAAATTTTTATTTTTAATTCTACCACTAAATAATTTTTGAATCTCATAAAATACATCAATCATTATTTCTCTCTCTAATTCATAATACGCATCATGAATTTTTTCTATTATACTATTCCTTGCGTCTCCATCAAATAAATTGAATCCATAACAATCAACAGGAAGATATTCATTATAAATATTTATCATAATCTGGTTATTTCCAAGATTCTCATATACTTCTTCTTCCAAATCTTCATCCTCAAACCATTCTAAAGTATCTTTCCAATTTTCGGATAAATCATAAAACTTATTAACTAAGTTTTCTCCAATATAATCATAATATAAATCATAGATATCCATATACATTTTCGTTTTCCTATCATTTTTAGTAATACTATTTTCTCCTGTAATATTTCCCGAAAACTCATTAATAAGATTATTAATATCTTCAACTTCAGTGTATTTAATTTGCCTTTTTCTTTGACATTCTTCACATAAATCACAACTCATTATTTATATAATCAAATTAAAAATAATCTATTTTATTTTTATTTTAATTATAGACCAACTTTGTTTTTGGATTAATCGAATACTTTACAAGGTTTTATTTTTAATTCTATTATTAAATAATTCTATTACATAACGAATTGATTCAAATGACATATCATATAACATTTTATAAAATGAGTCATGTACTGCTTCTATTATACTGTTTTTTAATTGTCCAGTAAATAATTCATATTTATCATATCCGTGATAACCTGTTGGAATATATGTATGATAAATCTTTATCATTTCCTCAGAATCTTCAAAATGACAAAATATATTGTCATGTAAATCAAAATCATTATCAACATCTTTATAACCATTAAAAAAATATTCTAATGGTTTTTCCCAATCCTTTTCTCCAAAATGAAAACTAAATAATTCATCATCAATATAATCATAATATATATCATAAATATCCATATTCATTTGTACTTGACGACAAGTAACATTTGGATTATTACTCGTAAATTCATTTATTAAAGTATTAATATCATCAATATTAGTATATTTTATTTTTCTACCTTGTTCACAATTACATATTTTGGGATTACAAAGATTCATTTATATACTTTTATTTACTTTTATTTACTTTTATTTAAAACAAAATCAATTTTTATTTTAAGTAAAAATTTTTTTACCACCCCAAATGGGATTTGAACCCATAGCCTTTCGATTAGAAGTCGAACGCGCTATCCGTTGCGCCATTGGGGCATCGTCAAAATCAACGATATTATATACATAATATATTAATTTCAACACTACTTTTTTACAAAATTTAATACGTAAGGTGTACAAACTTCATAAACACTTTCTTCTCATATTTATAACATTTAAAATACTTAAATTGTTTTATATATATTTTATATGTATTTTATTACTTTGTGAAGTAATAAAACATATATTTTAAATAGAATGAAGATAATAGAAGAATTGTACAATTTAACACTTTTAGATATAAATATTATCTGTATCATAGACAAATACTTATATCCTACTTGTGAGTATGAACTATGTAAAAATAATGCAAAATTATATTTACAAACTCCAGATTATAACTATAGTAATTATACTTTATCTGGATACCACCATATAAGGTCATCGATAGACCTTTTTCAAAAATATTATTGTAGAAAATGCACTCATAGAATTTTGAATGATATCAAAATATATATCAAGTATCCACATCTACACATATTTAATCGGCACTATTAGAATTAAACTAAATAGTAACCAATAGCCAATAACCACGACACCAACAAGATTCGAACTTGTGCGAGAAAATCTCAATAGATTTCTAATCTATCGCCTTAACCGCTCGGCCATGGTGTCATAAAATTTCCAAAAATTAAATCTAGTTTTTAAACTAGTCATATACAGACTTTCAATTTAGTTAATTCTATATTAAACCAACTAAAGATAGTATATTTATATATTTATATAAGGTCTAATAAAAAAAATAGACCACCCAAAATTCGTGTATTAAAGAAATATAATTCCAAAAATTATATCTAAAATTTACGAATACAAAAAAAAGAGAAATACATTCTCTTATACATTTTTAAGATTATTAGATTTTTTATTTTAATAAAAATAATATGTAGAAATTCGAAACACCGAATTTCTAATTTTTTAATTAATTTTTTTTAATTAAATTTTTTTTTAATTATATTCGGAAAACACCGAATATAATATTCTTTTTTTTTTATAAATTTGGAAAATACCAAAAATTTTTTCTATAAATTTTTTTTTTTATTCTCCGCCGGAATAAACACTTACTTTTGTCTATAGACACTCCTAATTTCAGAAACACTGAAAAACTTTTTTTATTTTTTTTTTTTTTGTGTAAGTTTTATTTTTTCAACCATTCCCCCTCCCCATACAGAACCACCTGTATGGGGGGATTGGTATCCTAATGAGATTTGAATCCCAAGCGACCAAAATTGACCAAAAACCAACCCGTGTCACACCCTAAGAGTGGGATAACACTCAGAGGGTAAAAAAGGGGCTATGCCCTTTATAGTGTATCTTTTTACACAGCCCTCAGAGAGGATCGAACTCCCGATCTCTCCCTTACTAAGGGAGTGCTCTGCCACTGAGCTATAAGGGCAAAAATAGATAAATTTCAATAAACTAACAATATGAGATTTCGCTTACAAGGCAAAATGCTCTGTAAGATGAAATATAGTGGTGTGCAAGTCATATTATTAGTATTCTTGATATGTATCCAAAACCACTTGGATAAGTGTAAAATATGGAGAATGAGAGTTTCGATCTCTCTGCCTCTCCGTTGCAAACGGAGTGCTCTTCCGATTGAGCTAATCCCCCCCATTAAATTTCCTTCTCGCCGACTAGATTCGAACTAGTGACCTAGGGATTTCTATTATACCAATTACAGTCCCCCGCTCTACCAACTGAGCTACGGCGAGTTTATGTAAACTTAATTACAACTAAATCCTAAGTAGGATTTACGCTTCCACACGGGTTCGAACCGTGGACCTATCGGTTAACAGCCGATCGCTCTGCCAACTGAGCCATGGAAGCAGATAAATAGTATATTGTAAAAGCAAACAATATACTATATTATATATATTAATTCATTTAATTTAAACGAACTATAAAATGGTTGAAAAGGGATTCGAACCCTTGCATCCGAAGATAATTGTGCTTGAAACAATCGCCTTAGACCACTCGGCCATTCAACCTTAATGAAGATAGACAGATTCGAACTGCCAACCTTTGGGTCTGGAATCCAATGTGCTACCGTTGCGCCATATCTTCTTACACGAGTGTAAATGGAATTTAACCATCGACACTCAAAAATCCCTAAAAACTGGGATGTATGCCTGAGACAAGATTCGAACTTGCGCATCCGAAGATATCGGTACTTAAGACCGACGCGTTAGACCACTCCGCCACTCAGGCTAATATATGCGAAACTATATATATATACTTCTACATATTGTTAAATAAATATTTCTTTAACTACTTTTTTTATTAAAAAATAATTTCTTAATAGTTAATTCTTTTATTGGTTGATTATCAATAAAGAATTGCAAATTTTTAACTAATTTATTAAATCTAATATCAAATTCATCAGTTAAACATTTTATATTATTTTTATCATCAAAATCAAAACAACCAATTTTTTTTGTTTTACCAATTTTATACTTGTCAGGATTAATACGAATTATAACAAGAGGCCTATTACCTAAATCTCTAAATAATTCCATATTTCGTTTTTCATCACAAGATGTATATTTATGTTGTTCTTCATCTAATTCAATAATTATACTATGAGTATAACAATCTAAAAACCAATCTGGAATTTTTCCTGAACAACCACCTTTAATTTTACGATCATATTGTAAAAAATCATTTCCAAATTTTTCTTTTAATTTATCATTAAAATAATGCTGTTTTAATTTATACCGTCTTGGTATTTTATCATTTGGATAAAATTTATAAAAACAACCACTACAACATCTAACTTTTTTATCAAGTGATTCTACATATCTTGATTTTTTTACTTGAATATACTTACAATGAATACATAAACCAGAACCTCCACACGTAGGACAGCGGGATTTTTTAATTTTATGTTTACAATAAGCACTACCTCCACATTCTAGACAATATTCTTTCCGATTACCATGCTTACATAATGAACTACCACCACAATCTAAGCAACGAGATTTAAATTGTCCATGTTTGCAGAAACGACTTCCATGACAATCACCTTCATGACATTCATTTTTCCTTCGATTATGTTCGCAGATTTGACTTCCATGGCAATCACCTTTAGAACAATCCTCCTTTCTTGTTCCATGTTCGCA